ATAAGGAGCATCACTCAATCCAAATGAATATACTCTAGCTCTACCAATAGTTGTTCCTACTCCAATATCAGGTGTGGCTGATGCTTTTCTCTGATTATTTAAATATATAATATCATTATTATTGACACCTCCAGATGGAGTTCCAGATACATTATCAACTTTAATCAAATTCCCCATTTCAAATGGAATTGGTGTAGAATCTACTTTCTTAGTATCTCTAGGCTTGTTTACATCTAGTATTGTAGTAACAGATTTTTCAACATTAAAACCTTTAACATATGCTGATCCTGGAGAAATCTTTACCGCCAAAAGATCTTCTGAAGGAACATTTCCTTGATCTGTTAATTGAGTTGAATAAAAGATTCCATTAGAATTTATTCTATCATTAAGAGAATCATTAGTTTCAACATCAAATTGATCTACAGCATAATTTCCAGATTCTTCATATGTTCTTTTCGCAAAATATTCTTCTAGTAAAGAATAATCATCAGTGTCTTGTATTTTCTTAAGTACACCATTAGATAATCTTAGGATTTCTACAAAATTCTTATCATCACTATCAGTTAATTTCTTTTTAGAAAGAACTGCAGAAATTTTTAATCTATCTGCTCCTGGTGCAGCAAAGTTAGAAAATCCTCTAGCATTATCATATAAACTATTATCCTCTTGAGCATCTACTAAAGACTCTGTAATAGATAATCCAACTCTATATGATGGAGTATTTGTATATTGATCTAGTATAAGAGTGTCATCAGTAACAGTAACAAAATGCCCTCTAATAAAATATATTCCTTGAGAAAGAGATACTGAAGATGCAGTTGACGTCGCATTCAAACTAATTAAAGTCGAAAAAGTATCTCCTGTAGATATTGTAGTGTTGCCGTATGTAAGAGGTTCTTCAAGAAGTAAAGTCTCACCATCACTAAACTGGCTAGTTACAAAACTAGAGTCTGCACTTGTATACTTTACATATAATGTATAATCATCAGTTTCTGATTGTACATTAGTTATTACATTCTGAATAACTGCAGAAAGTTGGGAAGTTTGCCCTTTTATCTTTTTACCAATTAAGCTTGTAAGATAAAGACCAACACTTAATCCTAGATGTGTGGGATTAATCTTAACAGCATAATAAGATGAATTATATGTTACATTACCTGGAATAACTACCGAACCATCTTTAAAGATGTGACTACCAAATGATTCAATTTGATTTTGCAGTATTGACTGAAGAGATGTCAGTTCTCTAGATTGAACCGGAAATCCTGGTTTAAAGAGAACCCTATGATAATTATCATTCTGATTAAAATCATCATAATATGGATCTATATTAAGATTTGTTTTTTGTGACATCTTTAGAATTCTAGTATGATTTTAATGTCTTCCTTTTGTCTAGGATTTCGAGAAACTCTAGGTCTATTATCAAGGTAAATTATTTGCCCTGATCCTTTATTTATCTCTCCAATTGCAATGCCATCTGTAAATTGAGTAGCCAAATTTACTTGCTTAGTTGTAGAAACAGTTGTGGTAATTCCGGTGAAAGATGAATCAACAGCTCCACTAAAGTTATTAGATGAAGTTATTGTTCCTCCATTTGCACTAAAACCAACAACAGTTGTTTCAGAAACAATAGATTTGGAATCTTTTTGGTTATAAGAAAGTGGATTATAATATAATGATCGGTCTTGATAATACTTCAAAACTTTTGTCGCACTATCATAAGATGCAATATATCCAGTAGCAGTTCCAACACCAGATACAGTCTGATAGATTCTATTCCCAACAGCTGCATCAGTTGGGTTTGCTACACTAGTTAATTTTACTCCACCTAAATTTGAGAATTGATTCTCATTAAAAATTGATGAAGCAGATCCTGTTTGAGTCGGATTCTTTAAAATACCTATTTGAGCAAATCTTGTATCTACTGGAAAATCTTTAGTAGAATCATCAAAACGAGCATATATTAAAACTTTATCCGAACCCAACTCATTATAAACATCAAATCCGTGTCCTCTTGATGGTGGGATAATAGGAACCAAATGTGCAAATTGAGTTGCTCCAGAATTAATTGTTGATAGATTAACTCTACCCCAAGAATAATTTTTTCCTCCAGCAGAAACTACTGCTTTTGTAATTTTATTATTAGTAGTTGTAACAATTACTTTTCCACCTTCACCGTCACCAACAATATCAAGTTCTGCATCAGTACTATTGTAACCAGCTCCTTGATCCTGTATATAAATCTTTTTAATTTGGTTTTCATTTATTAATGAATCACCATTCTCTCTCACTGACTGAATTTGAGCATTAGTAGTGCCTAACCAATCATTTGGAAGAGGAATGTAATCAATGGAGTCAAATTTAATAATATCACTTGGAGATACTGTAAACAGATACTTCCAAACATAACCATCATTACTTTCACCAGCCCTTGATGGTTCAAGGTCAATAAAAGTTGGTTCGTCTGAAGAAGCCTTACCAGTAGGAAATTCTACAGATGATCCATTATCAATACAAATATAAACTCTAAAGTCACTATTCATTACATAGTAGTTTGAGTCATATAATCTAGTAGAGTTTGTTTTTGGTGATGGATTAGAAACACTATAATCATGCCTATACATTTCATAAGTTGTTCCTTGCTTCCAATCAACTCTTCTAACAAGTCTTCTAACGTCATTTACGGTAATCTTTTTACCAAATACCGTAGTATCTTTAACGTGACTAAGATAGTCGAGATTATCTACCGGAGAAGGTGTATTCGCATCCCAATTAGTCGATCTTCCATATCCAACAATAGAAGGATTTGGAAGACTTAGGAATACATAGTACGAATTGTTAGCATTACTAACGGAATCTACGAAATTACCTGCGTTTAATATTCTAAACTGATCTGTAACAATAGCAGCCATATTACTAGCTTTTTTCTATATTTATAAATTAAAGACCAAGGTCTTTTCTTAAGGATCCAGTATCCCTAAGTCCATAACCACGTCTTTGAATGGTTGGGAATGTTGTTAGTCCAGAATTAACGGTATATCCAGAAACTGCAATGCCAATAGAAGAGGCATTTCTAGCAAATCCTGCTAGTCTACCCCAAGATAATGTACCGACATTAGTTCCACCCATAGTATGAATACCAGTAGTAGTTATACCTGTATGTACATTACATGTAATAATTCCTGTCAAATTATTTCTGGAAATCGCATTCACCTGATAGATATTATCAACAAAGGTAGTACCAATACCAACAACAGTAGAATTACTTTCAATAACAGAAGTTATTCCATAACCAACTGTTGTGTTGGAAATATAAATTGGATGTGTAGTAGTCAAATCATCGAGTCTAGTTGAATCCGATGCTTTATACTCAAGATGGAAAGTAAGTGCTAAAGGATGACCAATACCAGTAGTTGTTGTTATTCCAGTAATAATTCCAGTAAACCCTTGTACAAATCTAATTTTCTTAAGTAATTCATTCTGTACAGTTGGTATTGGTGTTATAACCAAAGGAGCATTAGTTGATGTATATCCAGATCCTGGATTAGTAATAGATATACTTGAAACCGTTCCTGCAGCAGATACAGTTGCTGTTGCAGTTGCTAATTTCTGGTCTTCATACCTACCAAATCTAAACTGATCATTAAGAGGTGCTGTATTTGAAGAAGAAGTCCCGATACCAACACTTAAATCAGCAAAGTATATACTTCCACCACTATTATCAATTAAATTAAATTGACCTCTATATTCTGAGGTTATACCAATTACAGTTAAACCTACTCCAGCAACACCTAAAACATCAGGTATAGCTTCAATTGTATGCCCTAATCTAATGCCTGTAGTTGAAATACCAGTAATAACTGTAGATCCTGCACCAATTGATCCAATTCCAGTTATTTCGCTCTTAAATACGGTATGAACTCCAACATTAATTAATCCATTCTTATTCCAGAAAGCATCTAATGTACTACCAATTGGTGGAGCAATCTTTAAACTTAATGTAGATCCTGGAGTAAATCCAGTACCACCAGAACCAATAGTAATGGATGAAACTGTTCCAGCAGCAGAAACATTAGCACTTAAAGAAGCAAAATGTGGTGCATTACCAGGGTCAAGTACTATGGCATCAACATTCTCTATTTCTGTAGTAGATTCATTTTCCTCATAATTAAATAATTGAGCATCATCTACAAAAACTTCAGTATCGGTAGATTTAATATCCCTTATAACTTTCGCTGTTGGGAATACTAATCCTTCTAAAGAATCCCTAACCTTATAAACAGGATTCTCATCAATCAAAATATCTCTCTTCTGTTTTGTCCAATCAATTGGTTTATAATTTACAGCATCAATTCCATCTCCCATATAAATTCCAGTTTCCACTGTATCAGAAGCTAGAATACGAGAAACTGTTCTTTGATCTTGTCCTATAGTAATAGAAATATTATCATTTTTGTTTATTTGTAGATCATCACCTGGTTTAACTGTCTCAGGTATATCTTTTTCCAAACTATCAACATCACGAGTTCCTCTATAGAAGAATATATCAACTTTATCATCCTTTAATGGTGGTGACAAGAATGTAAACGTAGTTCCTCCAGTAAAGGTATAGGAAACTTTAGGTTCCTGCATAACACCATTTACATAGATGAGTAGAATAGAATCAAAATCTATTAAGGAAGCAACTGCATCAGCCTCATCTTTCTGGAAACTTAATAACTGGCTATTTTTATATAATGGGAATCTAGTCTTCTTACCATCCTGAAGATCCCCAATACTATCAATATAATCAAATTCACCAAGTTGCCAAGATCCAAAGGAATCACTAAATGTATCTTCTACTGTAAACTTAAGTTCTTTACGTGCCTTAGCAATAGGAGATGGTCCAACATTAATTGTAAATGTATACTTAGTAGTTGAGGAAACACCTAATAGTGCATCATTTGCTGGATCAGTTATCCTAGGATAGGTATGGTTGGTTAAATAACCATCCTGAGCACATTTGAATGTGAAAGAGTTAGTATTAATCCCAACAACATCATTAACTTTAACATTATGTACATTATCTGTAATTACAATCAAATCTCCACTATCTGGATTGTAATTAGCACTTGTAGGGGAATATTTAACAATAGTCGATATACCAACGTCTAAAGTAATAGAACTAGCATCTACTGCTGCTATACCTACTTCTCTGTTATGAATAGGATCACTTGTTCTAGGATAAGAATGTTGTGTAGCATGAGCATCTCTTTGACACGTAAATGTCAATGAGCTGGTATTAATTCCAATAGTACTTGTTGATTTATTAAGATGTGCTGGTACATTTGCTGTAGCAGATGAAACATAAGTATGAGCACCAACAGTTGCATCGTTTGATTGTCCAACATTAACTTGGAATGTATTAACACCTACTTGCTGAATTGGTAGCCACTTACCTCTATATGGATCAGTAGATCTTGGATATGTGTGATAAGTAGCATGAGCATCTTTAGCACATGTAAATCTTAATGAATTATCAGGAATCTGAATAAATTCACCTGCAGAGAATCCGTGTGCAGTAACAGTGAAATCTAATGTTCCTGTTGATGGAGTATATGTACAAGTTGAGATTGTATGTGTACTAAATCCAGTAAATGAATGTCCAACACCAACTGTTAGAACCAAATTACCAGTTGCTGGTGTATACGTTCCTATAGAAACTGGATGATTAACTATAGTAGATACTCCAACATTAACAGTTATTGTTTGAGTGGTTGTTGATGCAATAGTTACTGCCCCATTCTGATAAATTGGATCAGATGAACGAGGATATGCATGTTGCGTAGCATGATTATCTCTTGCACAAGTGAATACTAAAGAATTAGTTGCAATACCAATCTTATGATTCGCTGCATTAAGATTATGATTAGATGGGAATGTTAATATTAACTCACCTGATGTAGCGTTATATGTTGCTCCTGTAGGTGTAATTCCAACACCAACCCAAGCGGCAGGACTGTTAGGTACAATTGCACTTGCTGCAGCACTTACGAATGTATGATCATATCTACCACCAGTAAATACTGCATCATCATTTGCACTTATAAAGGTATGAGCATAATCACCACCAGAAACTATTGAACTAGATGCTACACTAACAAATTTATGAGCATATCTTGCTCCAAC